GGTCGAGCCCCACCGATAGGTAAGTCGCTAGAGCTGCTGCTAGAAATGCTTTTGCCCAGCTTCCGGCTGCCTTTTTTAGATCGTTTAGCATTGTGTCTCTCTCCTGTCAGGTCGAACCATTTTGAGTTATTGTCCCCGAGGGTCGTAAAGCTGATATGAAAGTGTGAGCGGTGAGGGTTTGCGCCTTTGTATTTCCGCCATTTCCAGTTAAGAATGGAGCTTGAAATCTTTGAGTCGAAGATAATGTATTTGATTCGCTTATCGCCTCGCTTGGCGCATTTTCTAATCTGCTCCACAAGCGCATAAGTTGCTTCGGGATGGTCGTTAAGATTGGCATCGACATCTATTGCCCGGACTACGCCATCGCGGGGGATATGATCAGAATTAAAGCTATTAGCAAGATGGCGAGCATCAGCAATCCAGCCATCGCTTTTACGATCCCGGGAAGGAAATTCATCGTCTATTTGCTCGCGTAATTGGTGTCCGGCTTTACAAAGTTTAGCCATTAGGAAAGAAGTAATTGAGCTTCTTCGGCGGTTATACCAAGTTTTGCCAATAACGCATTCTTTGCGGTTTCAGCTTCAGCTTTTGCTTGTTCAGCAGCTTCAAATTTGGCTTTGTCGATTTGCCATTGCGCAAATTCATCGTCATTCATTTCTCGGATAGTTTCCTCTCCGGTTTGCGCATTAACTAATTTAACTTTTGGTTTTGACATTATTTCACCCCGTAAATTTTAATTGTTCCGGCTGTTGGAGTTGAACCCATAACCACTTCAAAAGAATCGACGGCAGAAGTTGAAAGCCAAGCACCAGCAGTCCATCCAGCCCTAATAACCTCAGCCGAACCTGTCCAACCAGTCCAACCATAAGAAGCATAAACTGGCTTTCTTCCGGTAGTGCTAGCATAATTATCAATTTGAATCATTGTAATATTATTAGTGTTTGTAATTCTGATGCCAGACCATTGAGCGGAGATTCTCCCGTTAATGGTTTGGTTTGTAGATACAGAACCGCTTTCATTTGCTTGGACTGTAATTCCAGAAAAACCGCTTGTTGAAGAATCGATGTTTATATCATACGAAGCATAAGTTGGATAATTTATACCTTCAATCGTAATAAATAAAGAATTATAAGTTTGATTGATACTTGAAATTGTCGTTGTATCCGTTGTCATTGTCGTTGTGGAAAGTAAAGTCATTCCGCCGCTTGTAGGCGTTACCCACTCCAAGCCAGTCGAAGTGGAACTGTTAGCTGATAAATATTGCCCATTTGTTCCAACCGCTAAACGAGCTGGTGTATCTGCTGCGGTGGCAGAAATTAAATCACCTTTTGCATCAAGAATAGTTAATGGATCTACGGCAATCCAAGTGAAATCTAAATCTGTATTTGAATTCTTTGACAAAACTTGTCCGGTCGTTCCACCTTTAAGATCGACAAAAGAAGTATCGATAGCGCTACCCAGCGTCCGCATAGCAGCGGCTCCGTCTTTAACAAGATCAGTATCGTCGGGAGTCTCCCACCCGAAGTTCGTTGTATTAGCCATTGATTCTCCTTTAGGCGACGATTGTAGCGTCTAGCCAAGTCAAAGTAGGGGATAGAGTATTCCAAGTCTCTACGGCAGGAACCGAGTTCCATCGGAAGGCTTGAAGTGAGTAGGCAATTGGAGAAACATTCATAGTCAGAGTAAGTCGATTGAGACCCGCCCGCCAAGTCCAGCCTTCGACAAATCCTTGAAATTCCCCGCCGCCCATATTGTCCGGAAGGTTGGTAATATTTAGCGCTTCGCCCATAAATACATTTAGAAGACTATCGCGGTCGGTATCGTCGATTTCGGGGCTGCCTAATTCAAAGCTAATTTGTTTCATTTGAAATTGAGGGTAAGCGCGAATTAGCAGGTAAAAATCTGCTTGATCCTGAGCATCCCCGGAATTCCTCAGAGTCGTATCAATTCGGCTACCCAGCGTTCCGTATAAGGCTTTTGAGGCTATATCTTCAGCTGTAACGCTTGAATTGCCACTTGCGCCATAAGTGAGGGTAATATCATTACGAACATCTCCTGCTCGCTTAATTATATTAAGCCCAGCCCCAAGTGCGTGATTACCATCAAGATCCACATAGCCATTAAATTGAAGATATTGAGATCGATGCGTTGAATCGGCGTAGCCAATTCGGCCTTTAGCATCTTCGTAAAGATAACCAAGTCCGGAGTTAGCCAAACGGGAAGCTAGTTCATAAACATTTTCATTTAGATTTGATTGGCTATGTAGTTCATAATCTCCCGGTGTATCAATTTCGCCAAGACCTGAATTTTCAGCATCTTCCCATTGAGTCGTCGCATCATAAGTCGCCCAAGTAGTAGCGGCAGGGACTTCATCCCAACTATCAAACAAAACTGTTGATAAAACTGTAAGAATCTGATTGCCATCAAAGTCGTGAGGAAGATTGCCGGTAAATATGCTTCGATTTAGTCGAGCCAATGCTCCGGTCGCGATGATATTGATTCTCTGAGAGAGAGCCGTAGATCCGCTGGAAGCGACTTGAATAGATAAGTCGGTAACAAAGCCGCCAAAGAGCGAGACCCAGTTAGCCGAAGAATCTTGAACCTCAACGCTAATCGGATCATTAATCTCATAGGGAACTGCGCTTTCATTGGTTTCTAAAATTGTTAAATTACAATAACCGGCCACCGGCTGAGAATAAATGTCGGTGCGGCCGCTCGAAATTGTTAGGCCGGATAAAGTCGCATCTGTGACTGTATAGCCATTAACGCGAACGCGATAGACCGGGCTCCATATTGTCATAATACGAGCTGACTACCCCCGCCGCCTGTGCGAGCTTGAGTTTTGTTAAGAGCATCCACTACCGCAGCGCTAAAGCCATTCTCGTCAATAATTGATGGCGCTTGAACAATTATCGTTACTCCTTCATTACCCATTCTAACTCGAGCCGCATCGAAGGCTGAAGGATTGGCTAAGACGGGCGGCATATTTATTACATCGCCGGATTCCCGAGCTCTCCATTCCGCTACGCTGGTTGGCAGATTTATCCAAGGTGTTTGACTTACTATCGCATCGGCTACGGCTTTTGCTCCAGCATTAGCAGCTGCTCCAATTGCGTTACCTACTGAGCCGCCAGCATTTCCCGAAGCACTTGAGCCACCGCTTGCCGTTGAACCGCCGCCGGAAACTGTAGGCGGTGGAACTGTAATAGTGCCGCCACTTCCGGGAAGTGTGATACTCGATCCGCCACCAGTTGAGCTACCCAAGCTCGGCTTCGGAATTGTTGGGATATTGGGCAGGATCGGGATTCGATTGTAAGCTTCAATGATTTTATTAATGGCATCAATAGCGCCACCGACTAGGCTCTTAATGCCATTAACAACTGAGCCGATAATGTTAATTATTGAGCCGATTGCTTTTCCGACTGTTGTGATTGCTCCGACTAGAGCGCCTTCAAAAATTGGGACTAGGTATTGTTTTGTGAAAGCCCATAAATCTTCCATAGCTTCGCGGTTATTGTTGAAGGCTGTGATTATTGGATCGATAGCTGCTGACTTAGCTTTTTGAATCATTGGAATAAAAGTATTCACAATGTAATCCATAAACTTTTGAATTATTGGTAAAAGTGCTGCGCCTACTGATTCTTTTGCTTCATCAAAGCCCACTTTTAATCTTTGAATCTGACCCTCTAAAGTATTGGCTTGAACTGTAGCGGCTCCGCCAAAAGTCTTAGCCAATTCAGCCATTGTGCCATCGAGCCCAAGAGCTTTAATTTCAGCTGTGCTCATTCCAATACCCAAGCGCGCTAGAGCTGTGGTATTTCCTTCGTAGGCTTTCCCTAAAGCATTGGATACGGCTTCAACTGATTTACCAGTTGCCGCGCTTATATCTAAAGCAAGACTTAAAGTATCGCTGGCTTTGGTAAGGTCTCCAGTAGCTGTTGCTAGGCGCTGATAAGCGGGACGCAATTCATCATCGGCAATTCCATTGGCAAGTGATAACTTGGTTATCTGCTCTTCAACTGCGTCAATTTGAGCATTGGTGGCGCCAGTAACATTCTTTAGAGCATTGGCTAAACGATTCTGAGCGGCTTCATCTTCAATCGCAGCTTTAACGCCATCAATGGCTAATTTGCCAGCATAAGCAACAGCAGCAGCCGCAGCAGCCGCAAAAGCGGCAGCGGCCACCTTGCCGAATTTTTCTAATTTACCGCCGAAGCCTTCGACTTCTTTTGATCCGCTATCGAGATTCTTTTTAAGGTTATCGACATCGGCAAGGATGGAAAGTTTAAGGGTGCGATTACCGGCCATTAGTCATCCCATTTCTTGAGTATCTTGCTAAACGCATCTTCCCATTTTCTCACTAATTCAGGCTGAATTTGGCGAAGGGTTGGGTAAATAAAATAGCCAGAGTTTCCTCGTCCTTTTGACGGAGTTCTTCGAGGGAATTGCTTATAACGATTAGATCCGAATTCAAGACCCGCCCAGAGGATTTGTGTAGTTCCGCCACCCGAAAAGCGCTGAGAGGCAAAGCCGTAAGAGAATTCACCGATTTTGCTTGACTTGGAAATGCGAACACCATCGGCGACTCGTTGAACGGCATCGGCCGCGACTGTTCGGTTACGGGCTGCGATTTTGATTTTGTCGGCTGCGAATTGAGCCAGCGCATTAGATTCGCGTTTTGCTTGGTCGATAGATTCTTGATCCATAGCCTTAAAAGCCGCCATAATAGAACGAAGCTCGCGGCGATCATAAGAGATCGGCTCATTTTCCATTCCTTCGCTCCAATATCTCTACGGCCGTTAATAAATCTTCCGCGTTCTCCCAGTATTGAACCGGGATGCCGGTTGCGATTGCCAACTCGATTAAAAGTCGGTTTAGGCTTCCGGCTGGGTAGCTTTTGGGTTCTCGGGTTCTCCGATTATTAGTTCATCGACTGTGAGTTCCCATATGTCGTAGCTTTTAGTCGGTTTCCCGGCTGCGGCTCTGACATAGGCGGAATGGGCTAAGAATAAGAAATCGGTCTGCTGATAATTACTTATGTCGGTCATTTTATAGATCGACTTACCAGTTTTCCGTTCCCACTTAGCCCACTCAGGAAGCCCTGCGGTGTAGGTCTCCACTTCGCCATTTGTGTATTTAATTGTTAGATTTAACTTCATCTCCCGATCTCCCTTGATTAGCTAAATGATTCCGTAGGTTGTCCTACTACTGTTAATGTCCAAGTATCTGTCAAAGCTCCGGGAGCTGCGCCACCGGCACTTGGAAAGATTGGAAGGACATTGAATGAGAAGGTTGCGCCCGATGCGGCTGTGAAGCTGACGGCTACTGTGGTGTTTGGATTCTGTTCAGCGTTATTCCACATTGACTCAAACAAAGATCCGTAGGCTGGGTTAGCGCCCCAGTCTTGGAGTAGTTCGATTGTGAAAGTCCATTGCTTATCGACTGACTTATATGCGCGACCATCAAGAGTTTGATAGGTCTCGATAATTGTGTCGCAGCTAAGAGTAGCTGAGGTGGTTTGAGCGTCATATGGCTTCGTATCAAGTGTGAAGGTCACATCGCGCCCTGTAATGATTGTTGTGCTCATTGGGTCTCCTATGCGGTTTGCTCGTAGCGGACGCTCAAGCGGATATCGGATACCAGAACATTCTGGACACCGATTTGAGTAACCGAAGGTCTTTCGACTGTCGATAACTCATACTTGGACGCTGATAAAGCTCCAAGAATACTAATGACCAGCTTCTCAAGATTATCAAGGCTGGCAGGGTTGGACATATAAGCAACGCCAACTGAAATGACATAATTAAGTTTTACGCGAGTCGGTGTGCGTCCAATCAATTCGAATTCCATATAGGGAGAATCCGGAACTATCGCTGCGAATGGGACGGCTGGAGATTCAGGAACTACATCATAGACATTTGCAGCGACACCAGCTAAAGCTGTTTTGATTGCGCCTCTAACATCACCGGATATTGTGCTCGCTGGCATTATGACACCATCGAGGAAGTATCGAGATAAGATCCTAAGAGTCCGGAGACTCGGTTAAAGAGTGAGCGACCTAATCTGAACGGCGCTTGAGCCGGGCTAAAATCTACGCCCTCTACTTGGACTCCGGTGGTTCGCTGTTGGAAAACTTCGCAACTGATAGCAAGAACGGCAGATTCGACTGCGGCATTTCCGACATAAGTGGAAGCCCCGACAAGAGTGGCTGTGCCGCTAGGAATGACATTAAATTCAGTAACATCTGCGGCGGTAATTGCTGCGGTAAAGGTATCGAGTTCGACATCGGTAATTGTCCGAGTTCCATTAAAAGTTGCGCTAACGCCAGCAATTACAACTTGCTGGCCTATGGTGAAAATAGTTTCGCTTTGAGTAGTAAATGTAGCAACATTATCAGCCAATTCAGCTTTAACAATTGGCTCGGCGTACCTCACAAGTAAAGGCAGAATAACAATTTCTGCGGTATCTATACAATCGTTTAGAACGGCATCTGAGTAAAGAGATTGGCTAACACCGAGGGCAGCCCTAAGTTCCGAGGCTGTGATTATTGTCGGCATTAGCCAATCCTTTCCATTAAAAGGTGAGCGGCCAGCTCGGGAGCGGACTGGCCGTCACTATTTGAGTTTTACTACGCGTTATCGTTAGCTGTATAGCCACCCGGAAGCTTCGGTGCTACTGCGGCATAGCCGTAATACATAACCGAAATCTGACCGGAAGCAATTACATTTGTTTGAAGAGTCAAGCGAGGTGACTCGTAAAATGTAAGAGCATCAGGATTGATGACATAGATTGAGCCATCGCCAGTTCCGCTTAGTGAGCGGGATACATAGAGATCCAATCCAGCAACATTTCCGCGAACGCTTAGAGGTGAAAGTGCGCCACCTGCGTTTGATGGGTTTGATGCGATATAGATTGGGCGGCCATTGTCATTCAAGCCCATAATTTCTGCCCATACATCAGGAGAAACAACAACATTTCTAGCGAAGCCAAGAGAGCCGGTATAGACATTCTTAGCTGCGTTAGCGAAGAAAGCAAGGTAGTTAGCAGCAGTAGCGCCAGCCTTAGCGGTTGAAGCTGTTGCTGTTGCCGATGCGCGAGTGACCGCGTAAGCATCGGTAGCCTTTGCGTATGCGAACTCCATTTGACGAACAAGCTCGGCGAAAAACGCAGGGCTGGAGCGATCAATTAGCTCAACGCTTACTGTCTGCTGGCCAGCGAACTTCTTAACATCTACTGAAATGTAAGCGGTTGCCATATCTGTTTCGGATGGCGCACCAGCTTCATTTGTTAGCGCTACTGTTGGCGCGGTGTTGATTCGAGGAAGCTCGAAAGTCATTCCGCTAGCAGCGAGAGTTTCGCGAGATAGCGCGTCAATAAAGCCGCGATCTCCGTTGGATACTCCGTTAATGAGTGTGGTGCTCTGTGGTGTTGGAATGAATCCTGCGTTGTCGGTGGTGTCATCGGCAGCGCGAACCCATAGAGCGGATTCAGGATTGCCTAGAGCTGCGCGGATGCTGTGCTCTAGATAGGTCGCCTTTGAGTTAATTGGCGAACGAGGTGCGGTAAAGAACGCAGGGCGAGATGCCTCAACGCTCTGAACCTTAGCTGCTTCTACCGCTTCTTCTACGGCAGGAGCAGGAGCGGTAGTGTCTGACACTTGGTCTCCTTCGGTTGGTTTATCTGAATCGGCATTTACCGGCTCAGAATCTTCTTCTTTCGGCGCTTCATTTTCAGAAGCCGCGACTTCGCTAACGCGAGCCGAATCAATCGCTGGATCGGTGACTAGCGAAACTTCCTCAAGTGAAGCGCTAGTAATTTTCATTACGCCATTATCGTTAGACCATTCATTAATCATCGCACCCACCGAAAAGCCATCGCGTAATCCAGTAGCGGCTTCTTCGAGGGCATCATCCGCCGCAAAAGTTTTCGCGAGAACGAACTTAGCAGTTATTCCTTTATCGGAAACTTCATAATCGGAAAGTTTTCCAATAGGTCGGGTTCTGTCGTGCTCCAAAAGCAATTTAACATTTTTCATCTCAATTGAGTTAGCTGCGAAAATTGTTGGGCCGACCGAGGTATTACCGCGCTCATTCCAAGTGACAATAGTGCCGCTAATTGTTCGGCTAGCTACATCGGCGGCTGTGATAGCCATTGGGAGATTAATTTTCATTTGGGATTAGATCTTCCTCTCGTTGAATCTGAGCTACGCTCATCGCGCCAATGCGGTTCAAGATTTCATAAACTTGAGCGCGTTCCAATGCGTTTCCGCGCAAGAAGTCGTCCAACGCAAAGCGCGTCATAACTGGGTTAGGGACGAAATCTGGGAGTGAGAGCCTTTCCTCAATTGCCTTAAGTATCGGGCGAAGTGAGAAATCAACTAATGAGCGCCGTTCGCTAACCGCGTTCGAATAAGTCATTGAAGTAGTTTCGGCGCTCAAGAAGTAAGCTGGAATACCACAAGCTCTCGCCAATTCTAGCGCCACATATTGACGAGCCTCGGTTAATTGAAGCGATTTAGGATCGAAACCAATTTGTTGAATATCTACATCGGCATTTAGAAAAGCCGTTGCGCGATTCTGTCTCGCTGTTCGCCAAGCATTAAGAAGAGATTGAACTCTTTCTTGTGGGAGATTAGTGCCAGTAGATTTAAGAGCTAGCGTAGGCATCGGGTCGCGAGCATAAGTTAGCGCTGCGTTTTCTAAAGCGACCGCCGCGTTAATTGTTTTACCAGCGCGATTTAATAAACCTTCATCGCCACCATCAAAACGAATGAGCGAGCCGACTCCAGTAATGGGGACTGCCTTACCATCTACGCGATAACCCGTAATATTGTTAGTCATCGCGTCAGTTTCAACTGTGACGCGATCCGGAGCGATTCGAGTCCAAGAGCGAACGCGGCCGCCATCGGTTGCGGCATACATCTCAAGCACTTGTCCATAACCAGCGCCATATAACCAAATATCTTCGGCAAGCCAAGTGTAAATAACAAATCCAGCGACTCTCGGATCTGGTTGATTAATAACTCGGTGAGGATCTACATATTCTCCGGTAATGCGATTGAATGTTGTCAAAGGTAGTGAGCCGATTGTTCCGCAAATAATATTTCTAGCTCTAGCAACGCTTGGAACGCTGAGTGCGGTCGGTCTTGTGGTGGTTGTCGCTCCGCCGAGCACTTGATAAATTGAATCCTGAATCTGAATCGGCGTTAAAGCCGCTTCGACATCTGAAACCCTCGCTGGAGTAGTCGCAGGAAAGAAGAAATCTCTAATAGCACCCATTACGCTCAAAGTGTAATGGGTCTGTGCTACGCGATAGCGATATCAACCCCATCGTTTGTCTGAGTGGCGTAGGTAGTGGCAAGAGCGGCGGCTACTGCTCCCGTAATAACCGCCGCCGAAACTTTTCTACCCATAACCCATCCGCCATCTCCAAAATTAACCCTAACGGCTGACAAACAATGAGCGGTTAATTCGTCTTGATTAGAGTGGGCTAAACGCTGGCTAGATATTGCGCTGAGGAATTGGTCGCAAGCTGTGGCGTAGGGCTGGCCGTCTATGGCTTCACAAGGTAAGCCAGCCGGGATAAGTCGAGCGGCAACTGCGCCAGCCGTTCGCGCTGAGTAAGCGATTTTTAAGACCGAGAATCTTCGATACCAATCCGCAATATCGTTAGCGATTAATTTATCGCTTAGATAGCCCGGATTTGTCCAAGTCTGCAATAACTGGACTTGGAATCGGTCTTTGTCGATTCGCTGACTCGCAACTAGCGCAGCCTGCCTTCTATCAGGGGAGAGATCAAGAGCCAGCCAAGTATCAGCGACATCGCTTAAACGCAGACCCTCGACCGCGCAAGCTGCCCATTGAGACGGATGGATGACTGGGTTGATCGTTGAAACCCATTGACATAGCACTTCCGTCCGGACGATATCTTCAGGGTCATTTAAGACCGCTCGAATATTGTCCGGATGGATAGTGTGTCCGAGTGAAGGATTGGCTTGAGCTACCCCTTCCCAAAAAGTAGCCGAGCCGTCGAATTTGATTTCGGGCGGCGCAGACCATTCCCACCAACCTAAACTTAGGTCATCGGACATAATTGAAGCAAGTGCCCGTTCTCGCATTTTGTTTAAGACGATTGAGTGCTGATCTCCGGCGTTAGATAGTAAGAAGGCTTGGGGATTGGGTGATGCCATTTGTGTGAAACGCAAGCTCGACCACACATCTTCATCGTGATATTCCCGAGCTTCGTCTAGCCATATCGTATCCGGCGCGGCGATGCCTCGAGTGGCGCTATTAGAAGCTCTCACTAGGTATCTTCGACCGCCGGTAAATTGAAGCTCTTGAAATCCTCGGGCTTCCAGCTTCTTAGTTAATTGAGATTCTAATTCCGGATGCTCTGTAATGATTCCGTAGATTTTGTAAAAGATTTCAGCCGAGGTAGTTAGCTTATGAGCGGTATGGACTTGTAATTTCTGCTCTAATCCAAAAATTCGCCATAGAATCTGCCAAGCCATCCAAGTCGATTTACCATTTTGGCGGGCTATTAGGATGCCATTTACCGGCGTCTGGAATCTGCCATCAGGCTTGTGTCTAAGGACTTGTTCGCTAAGCCATTCTTGCCAAGGTAATAAATTCTGACCGAATTTGGCACAAAATTCGACAAATTCAAGCCCTTTGCTTGGGTTTTCGGTGAGTTTTGTGTGAATTCGCGGTTTTACCACACCTCGGTAAGCCGATCCAGCCCTAAGCGAAACAAGCTCGGCCGAATCGTTCTCGATTAATTCCAATTCAAGCATAATGGCGTTTCGTCGAGTTTTTCCCGGGTAAAAAATTCCCGAT